CATAAACTTTTAATAAAATAAATTGTATTACCTTTATTTCCAGATGAACTTAAAAATTTATATGTAACCATAGAAGCAATTGCACTTTTGATATGATTATATTCTGCATTAATTCTTTTACATATTTCAGCAGATGTTACTTTATCATCACCCACAGCATTAACAATTAATTCTCTTAATTGAGCAACGCTTACTTCTTTACCGTCAACTAAATATAATTTTCTTATTCTGTTTGACATTAAGAAACATCCACTTCTTTTATTTGCCAACGGTTGTTTTGTTTGTATGTACCCCATACGAGTATCTTCCAGCCTGCCTTGCGTACATATTTAACAGATTCACTATCGGCTATTTTTTTTATTCGTGCTCCCATGTTACTCTTTGATGTGACCTGTACGGCTACTACTTGGCCTTCTTCAGTTATGGCAAGGACGTCAATAAACGTAAACAAATCTTTGCGGACTCCTGCGTGGAAGTTAAATGTTTCCACTACCTGTACTAGTGGGTAGTTTTCCTTCTTCATCCTTGCTAGTGCTACTTGTGTTGGTGACATTGCCATTAAATTGTTCCTCGTTAGGTTTACTTATTCCATCTAAAAATCTTTTTTCAATTTCACCATTACTTTTATTGCATTGGTACTCGTAATCTTTTTTAAAAATTTTATTCCAATTGTCTGCTACCTCTTGTTCAGGTATTAACAATGGCCTTCTTGTAGAACCTTTACCCATTATTATCCTCCATAAATTTAAACATTAATCCTCACTAATGCATCTGCCAGTAATTCTTCTTCTGTGCCAAACTTACTCTCAAATGTTTCTTGGCCTGCGTGAAGTGCTACGCCATGACCACCATGCTGGTGATGTAATGGGCACAATGGAATTGCGTTCATAAAATTATTACGCATACCTATTCCCATGTTGTGACGTAAGTGATGTATGTGTGGCGGTGAATAGCCATGACCTTCTCTTAAACAAACAATGCAACCCAGTTGAGATAGCTTATCATAGTGTTGCCTCTCTGCTTTGGTCAAAATGGAATCCTAGTTCTATGGCAAATCGTTGAATGTCAGTAATGTATTTTTTAAAGTCATCAACATTTAAAGACGTAGTACTCTTTATAGCATATATTTCAGATCCTGCAACTGTCTTTTTTTCTGAAAGATATTTAAATCTAAACATATCATGTAGCTCTTCAGATGAGTAACCACAGTAATCACCAATCTCTTTAAGCATTGCCCAGTACAAATCATTTTGAGAGTTGCTACGTTTACTTTTAAATTTATCTAATTCAAGATCACCGTTTACTTCAAAATCATGGCCACTAATTTTTGCTATGGCCATTTCCTTGTTGTGTTTTGTTATCCTCATACTTTTTGCTCCAGTTAATAGATTTGTAAACCATTCCATTTTTTAATGTTACCTTCCATTCAGTAGTTGATAAATGTTTTCCTTCTTCGTCAATGTCAAAGAATTTAAACCATTCAGTTGTTTTATAGTTCATATTGGCTTGTCCCTATAACGTAGTGACTTTGGTTGAAACCATAACGGTACAGATCCTTCCCACTCAAAATGCCTCTGCTTATTCACAGCCATGAATCCATCTGGAACAATCCTTGCATCCTCTTCAGAAAGTTTACCTTCCAATATGTCTTTTTCTTTTTTCTTGTTACGGTACACCGAAACACAATTGTCCGCTAGATTTGTAATCGTTGCAGAGCCTGCCACGTCAAACTTACTTGGTGAGTGAGTAGTTTCGTCTATTGTTTTTCTGCTATGTGCAATAAGATGAATGTGAATATTTAAATCTCGTGCAGCGATACAAAGCTGGTCAACAAACTTCTTCTGGCCATTGTAATCATCTTCATTGATAGAGCACTTCATAAGACTATCTACTACAAAATGCTGGATGCCCAATTGCTCTGCACCGTAATAGATAACTGATAATACTGCTGTAGGATTTGTGCTGCCTAACTGATCGTACAAAAATAATTTACCAGTTGCATCTGTGCAGAATTTTGTTATTGCAGCTTCTGTGGGTTCGCTAGTACCGACTGACTGCCTGATGTATCTGGCCAATGTACTTCTGCATGACATCTCAAAAGAACATATCATAACCTTGTAGTTCTCAATAAGTTTAAGTGTTACATAGCTCAATAACATACTCTTGCCATGACCGCTGTACCCCGACCAAATACTCGTCTCCCCTAAACGTAATCTGAAATTTTCTGCTTTATCAAACGGTAGATACGCACCGCTTTGTATCTCGCCAGAGAAGTATCCAATAGTAGATTCAATAAAAGTATCTGGACTCTTAATTTTACGGTACTCATCGCTGTCCCTTCTAAAAAAATAGTTCTTAATCTTATCCTCATCAACAATGAGGTTCTGTACTTTATCTTCTAATGACATAAGTCGTAGGCCTTCCTTAATCTTTGTGATGCCACCATTAACCTATCTTGATCCTCTAGTGGTAGTTTTTTTCCATTAGCAATATCTATAGCGGCCAGAGCTACAAGCAATGTTTCATTAGAAATAGCTTTTAAAACAGAATAAGGATTAAATGGTTTTGATACTGGCTTGAAGTCACCCAAGCGTTGAGGCACAATATCATTAAAAGTTAATCCAATAGCACCAAGTATATCATTGGCTGCACATCCTGCAAAACAATTAATAAGAATTCTACCGTCTGGAAGTTCTTTAATTCCTAGTGATGCTGTTCTATCGTCATGGGCTGGGCAGATACATTGGTACTCGTCCTTGCCAGACTTATAAGACTTTTCAAAGTGGCCAATAAACTCATAAATGTTCATGCTATATCCTTTATAAAGGTTATCTTCTCATCTTCTCTCTTCTCATATCCTATCTTCTCTTCTTCTATTCTCTTCTCTCTAGCATACTCCGTATACTCTTTGCATATAGAATTGACTGGATCGCCCTCAAACCAAGTGTTTAGAGAAATTAACATATCCTGTACAAACTCTTTATCCTTATGCAGCCTAAAACATAATTTTTTAAGATCTGGAAGCTCACCGTTCTTTTCTGATGCCAAACACCAAAGTTCAAAAAGTGTGGCCTTTTGGTTTGAGCTTAACTCGTGCCAATCTGGGTCATTAATGATGTCCCTACCGTAAACCTTGAACCAAACCATAGATGTTTTGTTCTTGAAATGCTGAAATTTACCCCAATTGCGTATCCTCATAAATCCTCCGTAATAGTGAGAAAATGGACACTATCACGATTTTTTAAGAAAAGCAAGAGAATGTAGTATAAATATTATATAAATATTATATAAATAATGCTTGACATCTTTTACCAAATCTTTAATATGGCTATATCAACATTAATTAAGGAACTTAAAATGCAAACAAAAGGAATAATTATAACAGTAATAGCTTTTTATGCTTATTTAGCTTTATGGCTTTATTATCTTTTTCCAATATTAAATAAATACTTTGGAGCATAACATGGACGCATTAACAATTTTAAAAGGTTACATAGACGATCTTCAACACCATGACTGGTATTATAATTTTTCAGATGATCACCAAGCATGGAAAGTTGGGTCGGCCACTCAAAGTAGATTGATTGAAGTTGCAAAGTCTATTGACCCAGAGTTTCAAGTTTGGAATACAATAGCACCAGATCAGTTTAAGGATGGTAAAAATGGATAGGTTTTACAGGATTATCACTAACACAAGATTACAAAAAAAGTTTACAAAAAAGTTTTATATTGGAGTAAAATGGTTTTTAATCATATTTTGGGGTTTTTTCATTTATGAATTCATTAGATAAAATTATTAAAGAATTGAAGGCGGCCACAGCAGAACTTAAAGCCGATAATGATCAAGCGGAGGAAAAAGAAAATGGACGATATACAGTTTTACCAGCAGTACCAGCAACAAGAGCAGGAACAATTAGAACAACAAAAACAAAAGGAGGAAAGTGATGTCAACAACTAAACAAGGTGTAGTAAATATTAAGGGTAAGGAGTACAAAACAGTAGCCTTAAGGGTTCAAGAGTTTCGTGAGCAGTATAAAGACTATTGTTTGACTACTGAAGTAATCCAATTAGATCCAGAACAATGCGTTATTAAAGCGACTGTTTTATCCGATACAGATCGTGTAGTGGCCACAGGCCTTGCACAAGAATTTAGAAAGGCATCTCAAATTAATGGTACATCTTATGTGGAAAATTGTGAAACTTCTGCTATCGGTAGGGCTCTGGCTTGTCTTGGTCTTGGTGGTACTGAATTTGCTAGTGCTAATGAAGTACTCAATGCTATTCACCAACAAAATAACCCAGTTATTGAAAAAGTTTCAGATGATGATCTTGAAGTTATTAAAGGCCAATTAATTTTATCTCATGAGGCTGGTGAGTTAAAACAGGCCTTCCATAAGTTAGGCCCATACGCACAAGAAAAATTGCGTGACTTTGCTAATGATTTAAGAAAGGCTGCATGAGTCATTTAAAAAACAATGCTAGACATAACCGTATTACCGCTAGTAATGCATGGGCAGCGGTTTACGAGAGGCAAAGGCTTTGGAGGGACATGACTTTTCGTAGCCCTCCATTTGAAGGTAATGAGGCCACAGAATGGGGAGTTACTAACGAGCCAGTAGCATTGGGCCAGTTTGAAAAAGAAATGGATGTTATTTGTGAGTCTGGTAATAAATTAATACTTCACCCAGAGCTGCCATTTGCTGCCAGCCCAGATGCATTCATTGAATCAATCCCAGTTGAGCTGAAGTGCCCTTTCACTCAAGTAGTTTACCCAGAGATACCAGAACGATATTATTTTCAAGTTCAGTTACAGCTTGAAGTATGTGACCAACCATATGCATGGTTTTATGTTTGGACACCAGATGCAACACAAGTAACTAAAGTAGAACGCAACAAAGATTTCATTGAATGGTACAAGCCATTAGCATTAGAGTTTTTAAAATCTCTTGATGATGATGTTGAACCAGTAAGATGGAAGCGTAAGCCAATTTTTAATAAGGAGTAATGTATGGCTGATTATGATAATACCAATACTTTTGTATTGTTTAAGAACGATAAAGGTGACAATCCTAAACGTCCAGACTACACAGGCAATGCTAATGTAGATGGAATTGAATTTAGAATTAGTGGCTGGATTCGTGAAGGTGCTAGTGGCAAATTTATTAGCGGATCTGTGCAGATGAAAGAAGTTGCAAAGTCTGAAGAAAACAATGAGGATGTTCCTTTTTAGAACACCCTCAATTGGAGTTACTTGTTCATAACGTACATAGTTACTTCAAAGCCAAAACGCATTTCAGTAGCTGCTGGAGTTGTCCACATAATATTAATCCTTAAAGTTTCTGGCTTATGCCATTAAGTGAGATTATAAACCCAGCAAGCTATCTGGAATACCAGTAAAACCATGAAAGAGGCCTATGTTTAAGTTTGAGTTTAAGGAGTCTGTAAGGGCTGAATTAGCAACAACACCACACGCTAGACTGTTTCATGCCATATTATTGCTGGCCATGAAGGATGCATTACAAGGATATGGTACAGAACGTGAGTCAGCTATTCGGTGGATTAATGAACATGACAACGTGGTTAAGGACATATGTTTAATTTTATCTGGGTATGATCAGCAGTACGTTAAAAGAATTATAAGTGAGAAAAGATAATGGATATCCATAATTTGGAACTTGATGTAGACTGCTATAGTACCGCTGTTTACCATGAGGTTAACACTAGGTCACTTGAAGAAAAGCTAGGTGTTATCAACGTAATTAGAAACAGAGTTAAGTCTGGCAGATGGGGTCATAGCGTGTGTAGCGTTGTGTACGCATTTGGCCAGTTTGCTGTGCAAGATGAAGAGCATGAGCCTGTAAATAAAAAAGCATATCTTAAAACAAAGCTATTAGTGCTTGACACCGTAGTGTTCAAGAAGTATGCTAATCCAGTTGCTGACAGCTTGTATTTTCATGATGATTCAATAAAAGAAAAACATAGTTGGTATGGCAAAAGTAAGACAATTAAAATAGGGCGTATGATTTTTTACTAATGAAAAAAAAACCACTAGCATATTTGTATGAAGAATATGATGTAAGGTCTGGTAACTTGCTAAAGTCTTACCTATGGTCCTTCCATCCTAGCCAACTTTCATATTTAAACGATTTAAAAAATACGACTCATCATATTAAGATAACACCATTAATTGCTGGTGAACCAGTAGAAGAATACAAGGGTATATCTAAATATGATAGTAAACGACTAATTGAATCT